CTTTACTCATGCACAGTATGCTATCAGGGCGAGAAGAAAAAAAACTTGCATTTTTGTGAAAATTTCCATTTTCATTTGATATGCTTCGCATCGGGAGATGCGCCAGTATACTAAGTACACTAGATAGACTAAGAGATACCTAATGAGTATTAAGGTTTAATAAGTATACTGAAGTGTACTAATAATTCACTAGTAGTAAGATATATATATATGAAAATTATAGCAATTGTGGAGTCAGAAGATTGTGGTCCTTTTGTAATCCTCGATGAGAATTTAATCTCAATTGTAAAATGTTCTGATTTTTATATTGCTGCAACATATTGTGCCTTTACTGGAAGACCTATTACCTGTGAAATTTCTGATGACTGTGCTCATCAGTTAATGGAAAATGGTGTAAAATGTCTAGACTTTAATGATGAGATAAACTTTTCAAAAGAAATCTCTGACAAGAAAGAATAACAACAACAAAGTTCTATGAAGAAAATTAGCTGGTTCAGCGTACAAAATACTGATGTAAGTGGTGGTCTATGGACTAGCCAAGGATACTCCAATGCTGCAATAAGTATGATTACTTCTCTACAACAGAAGCAGATGGCAGTCTTCTTTAACAACAGAGATATCCCATTTCATATTAACTTTTGCCAGCCTTACTATTATCAATTAAATAATGCTTATAATATTGGCTATACCCCTTGGGAGTCTACAAAGATTCCTGTAGGTTGGAAATACAATATGAGTGTTTGTAATGAAATATGGACTACTTCTAATTTTGTAAAAGATGTTTACATCAACAATGGCATTAAAAATGATATATATGTAATTCCTCATGGTATTTCTGAAGAGTTTAAAATTAATGAGAGAGAGTTAACAGATACTTTCTATTTCTTACATATCGGTGGAGATTCTAAAAGAAAAAACGCTCAACTTGTCGTTGATGCTTTTCTAGAACTTTACGATGGTGATGAAAACTATAAACTTGTACTTAAGTACAATAAGTTCTGTTATGCAGAATGTTATATAAACAATCAGTTGGTACCAGCAAGCAATCATCCTCAGATTATTGGTATTCCAGATATTATGTCTAATGACCAAATAATTGAGTTGTATAATAAATGTCATTGTCTTGTTTATCCAACAAGCGGTGAAGGTTTTGGAATGATTCCTTTTGAAGCAATGGCGACTGGATTACCAACAATTGTGACAAACCTAACTGGTTGTGCTGATTTTGCTCATTATGGAATTCCATTAAGTGCCGAGTATGGTGATGCAACATTTAATAATCATGAATATAACACAGACACCGGCGAATGGGCTATCCCAGATTTTGATGAACTGGTTGAGCATATGAATAATGTTCCCAATGAATACGAACTGTTTAAACAGGCCGCTGTAAAATCCGCAAAAATAATCCATCAGAACCATTCTTGGTCAGCAATCGCTGATATGATTATCGCAAGGTTCAACGACTTCGAAAAAAGAATTACACCTTAGTAAAGACTGTTGAATTTAGTTGCCAGTTTGGTAATATTGTTATCTGTTATTAAGGAGTTTTAAGTGGTAAGTAATACATTGAATGAGAGTCTTTTTTCTTTTAGACTTAGTGACGATTTTGTATCGTCATATAAAGAAAAGAAAGCGCCGTTTGGCTACAGGGATGCTGCAGGAAACTCTGTTGGAGAAATTACCTTTCTAAGAACATATTCTAGAAAGAAAGCAGACGGGACCAAGGAAACTTGGGTTGATGTCTGTGAGCGTGTGATTAATGGGATGTACTCATTGCAGAAAGATCACTGCAAAAAGAATCGTTTACCTTGGAATGGTGTTAAGGCTCAGTCTAGTGCAAAAGAAGCATTTGACCGTTTGTTTAATCTTAAATGGACACCACCGGGGCGCGGTTTGTGGATTATGGGAACACCCCTTGTGAATCTTCACAAGAACTCTGCAGCTCTTCAGAACTGTGCATTTGTATCCACATCTGAAATGAACAAAGATAATCCAGCAGAGCCTTTTACTTTCTTAATGGAAGCATCGATGCTTGGCATTGGTGTTGGTTTTGATGATAAAGGCGCAGATAAAGACTTTGTTATTTATGAACCAAATAAAACAGAACTTATTGACATTATTGCTGATGATCGTGAAAGTTGGGCAAGAGCAACTGGTGATTTGATTAATTCATATCTTAAACCAGATCAGAGTCCAATCACATTTGACTATAGCCTAATCCGCCCATACGGTTCCCCAATCGCAACATTCGGTGGTACAGCATCAGGCCCAGAGCCTTTGGTTAAGCTTCATGAAGCCATTAAGAAGATGTTTAGTGGTCGTTCTGGAGAGAAACTTACAACCAAAGATATTGCTGATATTGGAAATTTAATTGGTGTTTGTGTTGTTTCTGGGAATGTTCGCCGTTCAGCCGAATTGTTTATTGGTCGTAATACTGAGGAGTTCTTAAATCTTAAGAATTCATCTGTATTCCCTGAAAGAAACTCTTATGACCCTGAAAATCCGGGTTGGGGTTGGATGAGTAATAACTCAATTGAAACAACAGTAGGTGCAGACATCTCTAATATTGTTGATGGTATTGCTCTCAATGGTGAACCCGGTGTCATCTGGATGGATATGTCTCGTAAATATGGTCGTCTTATTGATCCACCAAACAACAAAGACTGGCGTGTTTCTGGCTATAACCCATGTGCGGAACAGTCTCTTGAATCTTATGAGTGTTGTACCCTTGTTGAGACATACCTTAATCGTCATGACTCTCTTGAGGATTATAAGCGCACTTTGAAGTTTGCATATCTCTACGCAAAGACAGTAACTCTTCTTCCAACACACTGGGAAAAGACAAATGCAATAATGCAAAGAAATCGCCGTATTGGTGCATCGATGTCTGGTATTGCCAATTTTGCTGACATTAATGGAATCCCTGTTCTTCGTGAGTGGATGGATAGCGGTTACGAGACTGTTAAGCGCTATGACAACATTTACTCTGAGTGGTTTGGTATTCGTGAATCAATAAAGATGACAACTGTTAAGCCATCGGGTACTGTCTCAATTCTTGCTGGTGAGTCTCCAGGAGTTCATTGGACTCCGGGTGGTAAGTACTTCCTTCGTGCAATTCGTTTTAGCAATGATGACCCAATGCTTCCTCTTTTTAAGATGGCAAACTACCGTGTTGAGCCAGCATCTGAATCTCCAGATACAACATCCGTTGTCTTTTTCCCAATCAAATCTGATGCGGAAAGAGCAGAGAAAGATGTAACTATTTTTGAAAAAATGGCTATTGCATCAGTTGCTCAAAGATACTGGTCAGATAACTCTGTATCAGTAACTATTTCGTTTGATTCAGAAACAGAACAGCAACACATTGGCACTGTTCTTCACATGTACGATGGTCAACTTAAGACTGTTTCTTTCCTTCCGTCAGGGAACTTCACATATCCTCAGATGCCTTACACTCAGATTACTGAAGAAGAATACACAAACGATGGTGAAATGAAACTTTTCCCAATTGATTTTGCTGGAGTTTATGCAGGTATGGCTTCTGATGCTGTAGGTGAAGCTTATTGCACAACCGATGCATGTGAAATTAAGCTGATCAAGGACAACATTTCTTAATAATTCAATCTTTTGTGTTCAACAAAGTAGATAATTTAAACAAAGTGATGTAGAATTGTAACTATATGAGTTCAGATATGATTAAACATAAAGAAATTTATGTTCCAGGAAGAGCATTCGGTGTATGTATTTGGGTTATGGAAGATGGTTTGCCTCTTACTGATTCAGATGGGAACCTTCTGTGTGCAGAGGGTTTGATTGACGACAAGGCTATTGAAAAAAAAGTAGCTGAAGCTGCTCGCTATTGGACTGGTTCATCAATTGGAACAACTAGATGGGTAGCTGGAGCAAGAAAAATTTCTAGCTCAGAAAGAGATGACCAATCTGAAAGACTTTCAAATGGTCTTATTGCAGATCCTTATGAAGACATCTTTGACTCCTATTTTGCACACAAGAGGGCTTAATGACAAATAAAATGATTCATGTTGAGAATGATATATCCAGTGATGTTGAAATTGAAGATATTTCATATATTTCATCTGGTCCGACAGAGGAGAGTGTTGATCCTTTTTCAATGATTAAAATCAGTTCTCTTCCCCCAAAAATGAAGAGAAAAGCCAATGCTCTTAAAAAGAAACATGAAGGTGAAGATGGAACTAAGTCTAAATATCTAGATCCAGAAGTTATCAATGGGTATTCTCTATGGGATATTGTAAATCCTCCATATGATCTTGATAGTCTTGCTACATTGTATGATCAAAGTGCAATTCATAATGCTGCAATTAATGCAAGAGTTATGAACACAGTTGGTCTTGGCTATGAATTTACAGAGACTCTAAAATCAAGAAGGCGTGTTGAAAAAGCTCAAGATGATCCTGCAAAACTTGAAAGAGTAAGAAAGAATATCCAAGATCTTCGTGAAGAACTTGACGAGTTGTTTGAAAGTTTTAATATTGAAGAAACTCTTATTGAAACACTAGTTCGTGTCTGGCAAGATTGTCTAACAGTCGGTAATGGATACCTCGAAGTTGGTCGCAATAATTCCGGCAAAGTTGGTTATATTGGACATATCCCTGCAACAATGGTTCGTGTTAGAAGAAAGCGCGATGGCTTTGTTCAGTTATCTAGATCAAATAAAATTCAAGCAGTATTTTTTAGAAACTTCCAAGATTTAGAAATGGAAGACCCAATCAATAGTGATCCTAGTCCAAATGAGATTATTCACTTTAAGATTTACTCTCCAAATAGCACATATTATGGAATTCCTGCTGCTGTTTCTGCTGCTACTGCGATTGTTGGAGATAAGTTTGCTAAAGAATATAATATTGATTACTTTGAAAATAAAGCGATTCCTCGTTATGCAATTATTCTTAAAGGTGCTAAGTTAAGCAATAAATCAAAGCTTGAACTCGTTAACTATTTTAGAAACGAGATTAAAGGCAAAAATCATGGCACACTTGTTGTCCCATTACCTGCAGGTATCGGAAGCGAATCAGATATTAAGTTTGAAAAACTTGAAGCAGGAATTCAAGATGCATCATTCGATAAATATCGTAAATCAAACCGTGATGAAATCTTAATTGCAAACAGAGTTCCTGCGCCAAAAGTCGGTGTTTATGATAATGCAAACTTGGCTGTTTCAAGAGATGCTGATAAAACATTCAAGATTCAAGTCATTGGTCCCGATCAGGCTGTTATTGAAAAAAAGATTAATAGACTTCTTTCTGAGTTTACCGACATGCTTCAATTCAAGCTTAAGAAGATTGACTTGCTTGATGAGGATATGGAATCAAGAATTCATGATAGATATCTCAGAACTGAGGTTATAAGCCCTAATGAAGTCCGAGCAAAAATTGGACTTCCAGAAAAGAGTGATGGCGATACTGTATTGCCATACCCAACAAAAGTTAAAAAAGAAGATTCTGCTGGTGCCCCAATTGGTAATTCCAATAACGCAGCTTCTAATCCTCCTAGATCAAGAAGTGATTCTGGTGCAACACCATCTGGTGTTCAGGGTTCAGGAGACCAAGCGGAAAGAGGCCAGAATCAAGATTCTGGTGACAATACAGATACCGTAAAAGTATTTGAAGGAGAAAATAATGAGTGAACAAACTTTAGTCTATTCAGACACAAGTGTTACAAGCGCTGACAATGTAGTGAGTGTTGGAAGACATACATCTTCTATTAAATTTTACAATGCAAGTAATACAACGGATGCTGTTGTTGAAATCAATGGTGGACCATTGCGGGTTTTAATCCCATCAACTGCCCAAGGCAATGCTGGTTATGTTGAACTTTATGGAGACTATACACAGTTTCAAGTAATAACATCTGGTGTAACGATTGCTGTAATGGCTTTTGGTTAAAAGTATGAGCAGTCTGGTTTATTCATCAACTGGTATTACAACCGCAAATGGGGTTGTAAATATTAATCATCATACCGATTCTTGGTATGTTATGAATCTAGATAAGAATCATGATGTAACAATTAAGTTAAATGGAAAATTCTTGATTATCCTTCCGCATGTTCCAAACGGAGCGGCACATCCTTATTATGAAATTCCAGGTGATTACACAACTATAGAGGTATTGACAGCAAATGCTACAGTATCTTTCTACGCCATTGGCTAGTTGTATAATAATTAGTGTATAATTTTAAATTACGAGGTCTTTATGGAAAATTTTAATTTATCTTTCCCAATTGATATGATCAAGAAAGAGGAAAGAATAGTAACAGGCATTGCAACTGCTGATAATATTGATAAATCTGGAGATGTTGTTGAATTTAACGCTTCTCTTGAAGCATTTAAAAACTGGGGTGGAAATATCCGAGAAATGCACCACCCCATTGCTGTAGGTAAGGCTATCAGTTATGAGCCAGTTGAGATTGAATCTGAAGATGGCGAAAAATATAAGGCTATTAAAGTAAGCGCATACATTTCAAAGGGAGCTCAAGACACTTGGGAAAAGATCCTCGATGGAACTCTTCAGGCATTCTCTATTGGTGGAAAAATTATGGAAAAAGCCGAGTCTACTGAAAAGATGTTTAGAGGGAGACCGGTTAATATTATTAAAAAGTATACGCTCGGTGAATTAAGTTTAGTTGATAATCCAGCAAATGCTCTTGCAACTGTAGATATTATTAAAATGGATACTGATGGTAATTTAGACTACATTCTTGATGTTATTGAAGGAATTGATTTTAACATTGAAAAAGCAAAAGCTCCTCTTAAAGATCCAAAAGGTGGACTTACCGCTGCTGGTCGTGCTCACTTTAAACAAACAGAGGGGGCAAATCTTAAGCCAGGTGTTAAGGGTCGAGCAGATACACCAGAAAAGATGCGAAGAAAGGGTTCTTTCTTAACAAGATTTTTTACAAATCCATCTGGTCCAATGAAAAAGCCAAACGGTGAACCAACTAGATTGGCACTTTCTGCT